AACTCAAATCTCATTAATGGTTTTATACCATCGCCGTAACTTAATTTTAGCAAATCAGGCTGAGTCTTGTACTCATATTCCTTTTGCTTTTCAAGAAACCATTCTTCTGCTTTGAGTTCCCCGAATGGATCACCAAAATTATTGTTAAGCGGGTATTTAGCACCATATTGCAAACCATAGTCAGGGCAGTCTGTATTTTTTATGGTTAAATCATCGCATCGCCAATAAAGCTGACGAAACAAATCCTTATCAGACATATTTTCAAGGTCATCATATTTTTCCAAGCTGAATGACTTTGGTAAGTCTCTTTTACTGTTAATTTTTTTTGTCATCTTGCGACCTCAAGAATAGTAACATTTGAGATATCAGAGGTAATAACCTCTAATCTCTGCATCCATTTATTCAGTGCATCCAGCTTTTCAGGTAAATACTGACTGCGGTTATATACGGCCATCACACCGCCAAGCGTATGACCTAGTAGTTGCTCAACCACATGCGGAGCAATTCCCATGTTGTTCAGAGTCGTGGAAAACGTACGGCGTAGATCGTGAAGCGTCCACGGTTCAGCATGACCCAAGCGTTTATAGATGCCCCTTCCCCACTGGCTGACGGCTTCCGGTTTCTTTATCTCTCCCAGCAAAAGCCCAGTGCTATGGTGCTGCTCTAAAAGCTGTTTGATAAATGGGCGGATATCTACGGGTATAGGCCGTAGTATTTTCTCACCACCTTTGCTGTGCTCTTTTGGAACCGTCCAAACCCAATCATTAAGATCCCATTCGGTTACGCGAGATAATCTCAACTCCTGAGTTCGGCACCCAAACACCACCAGCAGACGCAGCAGCGAGGAGTAGTAGGGCTTGAATTTCAGGTCTGAGCACTCCCGCCATATATCAGCAAGCTCTTGCCGGGTATGCTCCCTGTCCCGCTTATTCTGTTTACGTCCAACATCGTCAATGGTCAGATCGTCCAGGACGTTACTAACTGCGTATCGATGAACCCGGCAGAACTTTAGAGCTTGCTTACACATCTGCAAAAGATAGCCAGCCGCTACAGGCGCTTCGTTCCTTACCCTGGCGAAACATTCCAGCCAGTGGCGAGTTTCACACATAGAAAGCGGATAAATACCTATATAAGGAAAGATATGCTTATTGAGCTGCTCAATGTGCTTTTCAACATTAGCGCGGTTATGGGTGGCATATTCCCTGATCCAGTATTCAAGGGCATCCCTGACCGTCACCGGCTTTAACGTTTCCTGAGTCGTAACGCTCAACTGGTGCTTTGGATTCTTTCCTTCAGCGAGCCATGCACGACACAGCTCTCGTTTCTCACGAGCTGCTTTAAGTGAAAGGTCTGGATAATTACCCAGCTTTATACGCTGAGATGTTGATTCCCGGCCACCTATGCGGAAAGTGAAATACCAGGTCAACACACCCGATCTGGACACCTTCACACTTAGCCCATCGCCATCAGCATAGAAGCTGTCTCCGGGGCTTTCTCTTCCCAGCATTTTACGAAGCGACGTGTCGCTTAATTTGTTCGTTCCACCAGCCATATAAAACCTTAGTTCATTTTGGAGACTGACTGCACCACTGACTGCACATATCAATGTTACTCTATGAACGGCAATGAACAAAGGCAAACCGATAAATCAATTTTATTGTTTTATATCAGCATTATAAATCAACATTAGCAAACATATCCGAACGGTAAAAAACGTAGGTTTTGAAAATACGGCATGAACTAATTTCGATTAGCTAACTGCTTGTTTAAAAAGGCGCTCTTCGGCATGGGGAAGCGCCTTTTTTATCGTCCGGCCGGGCAACCGTCAACGCTTTGTAAACCTTCTCTTTCCCCACTTTTCAATGCCCGCTTTTCGTGTATATTTCCACCAACTTACAGGCTCTCTTTTCGCGGAATGACACATGATTCGTAAATACTGGTGGCTGGTCGTTTTTGCTGTCTCTGTTTTCATTTTCGATGCGCTGCTGATGCAGTGGATTGAACTGATGAGCACCGAAACCGATAAATGTCGCAATATGAATTCCGTGAACCCGCTTAAACTGGTCAACTGCTCAGAGCTGGACTAACCGCTTCCATCCTGTAAACCCCCTGTTATCACTCCATAAAAACAGGGATTTAAATCACTTTTCGTCATTTCCTGACGATGATAATGTCTGTGCCCTTTCCAACCGCTCTTGCTTAACGTCTCACAACGAGTGAACAGACCATGCTGGTTAGCCAATACAACCAAATCCTCGTAGTCATCTCCTTTGTTGTTGCCATTCTTGCCGCCTATACCGCGCTGAATATGGCTGCGCGCGTTGCCGGAAGCCAGGGCGTCGCTGCACGCGTCTGGCTGGCAGGTGGCGGTGTTTCGATGGGGATTGGCGTGTGGGCGATGCATTTCATCGGTATGCTGGCGATGGATCTTTCCATGAGCATGAGTTACAACGCGGTCCTGACCGTGCTTTCGATGGTTATCGCCATCAGCTCGTCAATGTTTGCCCTGTGGCTCGTTAGCGGCGAGCAGCTACGTTTGCGCCGGCTGCTGCCTGGCGCCGTCGTGATGGGAACGGGCATTGTTGCCATGCACTACACTGGTATGGCAGCCCTGGAGGTCACACCGGGTATTGTCTGGGATAAAAAGTGGGTGGCTATCTCCGTGGTCATTGCCCTTGCCGCTTCACTGGCCGCTCTTTGGCTGACGTTCCGTTTACGTCAGGAAGCCGCACGAATGGCGTTGATGCGGCTGGCGGCGGCGATCACCATGGGCATCGCTATCGCTGGCATGCATTACGCCGGCATGGAAGCAGCACAATTTCCAATGTCGACGATGGTCCACCATCATGGCATTAACGGGAGCTGGCTGGCGATACTGGTTAGCGTGGTCGCGCTCGCTATTCTGGGGATTACGCTGCTGGTGTCGATGTTCGATGCCCGCCTTCAGGCTCGTACCTCGCTGCTGGCCTCATCACTGGCAGAAGCTAATCGTGAACTCGCACAGCTGGCGTTACATGATACGCTGACGCGATTACCCAATCGTATTCTGCTTGAGGATCGCCTCGATCAGGCCATCAGCAAGGCCGATCGCGAAGGAAGCCCTTTCGCGCTGATGTTTATGGATCTCGACGGCTTTAAAACCGTCAACGATGCCTATGGTCATGATGTCGGTGACAAGCTTCTGGTTGCGGTGACTCAGCGTTTGCTGTTGCAGTTGAAAGGTCAGTATACGCTGGCGCGTATCGGTGGGGATGAATTCGTCCTGCTGGCCGAAACCGCCACTCCGGATGATGCTGCCTCACTGGCAAATTCACTGGTGCGCGTCATTGATAGCCCGTTCCATCTCGATCCTTATGAACTGATGGTCACCCTGAGCATTGGCATTGCGCTCTATCCACACGATGGCAAAACCGATCGTGAACTGATGTTTAACGCTGATGCTGCGATGTACCACACGAAACATATGGGTCGCAACGGCTATCACTTCTTCCAGCCGTCAATGAATACGCTGGCACAGACGCATCTACAGCTGATGAATGATCTGTGGCAGGCCATCGACCGTAATGAGTTACGCCTGCTTTATCAACCTAAATTTCACGCCCCTGCCGGGCCAGTCCTCGGATTCGAAGCGCTGTTACGCTGGCAGCATCCCAAACAGGGGTTACTCCCACCCGATCTTTTTCTACCGCTGGCAGAGAAAACGGGGCTGATTATTCCGATTGGAAACTGGGTAATCGACGAGGCCTGCCGCCAGCTGCGTGAATGGCATCTTCAGGGCCACACGGACTGGTCAATGGCGGTGAATCTTTCTACATTGCAGTTCGAACAGCCGTCGCTGGTTAAAACAGTTCTCGATTGTCTGACGCGCCATAGCGTACCACCCGGCATGTTGATCCTGGAGGTGACCGAAACCACGGCAATGAACAATCCGGACGAAAGCGTTCGTGTCCTGACAGCGCTGACGGATGCGGGAGTAAAAGCCTCGATAGACGATTTTGGCACCGGTTACTCAAGCCTTCTGTATCTTAAGCGACTTCCCGCCTGCGAGTTGAAAATCGATCGTGCTTTTGTGAAAGAGTTAAGTGGTGAGAGCGAAGATGCGACGATTGTCTCGGCGATTGTCGCCCTGGCAAAAACGCTGAATCTGAAGGTCGTGGCGGAAGGGGTCGAAACCGCAGCGCAGCAAACCTTTCTGACAGAACTGGGATGCAATACGCTATAGGGTTACCTGCTGGGCAAACCGATTACCGCGCAAGCTATTATGGAACAGTGCCAGCACGGGGAGATGTCGCCACCCCGGACGCGGTCATGAGGCTGTATCGTAAACCACTGGTGCCACTCGGGTGATATTTAGTGTCGCCAGAATATTATCCACCAGCGCCGGTGCTTGTTTGTACAGATTAAAATTGTTGCTATCCATTAACCAGTTTTTAATGACACCGCTAAAAAAGGCGTGGAAAACAATCAGCGCCAGTTCAATATTGGTTTGCGAAGAGATAACGTTACGAGCAATGCATCGCTTTAGCGTCTTGCGAAGATAATCATCGTTT